TCCAGTAATCCAACTTCTTAATACAGATTTTTGTTTTTTCTTTCTACTATTATTATTATCTGCTTGAAAATTATCAGAGTTAAAACTTTTACTTAAAGGTGCTCTAGCGTTTACAATAGAATACCAAAGACCATCTAGTAAGTCATCATTCTTTCCTTTTGGAAAATGAAACATTTCATCCACTAACTCTTGATGTATTTTTCTATGAAACAGTTTACCACGATTTACAATAGGACAAAGTGTAGATTCTATCCTATCTTCTTTTTTAATACCATGAGGTGGTCTAACTCCTCTAGCTATTCCAGGTGTCATCTTTCTATCAAACCCACTCATATTGTTTACAGAGTCTTTAATAATACCCTGAGCACCTACGTGCTCTACATTAACTCTTCTAACTGGATTATATTGTTTTGCGATCTCAAATATTTTTTGTGGCATTTCATACAAGGGTAAATGATCGTGATAATATTCTAATATATAATAATTTTTCTCACTATCAATAGCTGTAACCATAATAACTTGGTAGTCATTGTTTGCATTGGCTTCGTATGCTAAATCCACACCCATGTAAACATTTACTGGTATAACTTTATCTTTTGATTTTATATAAGCTTGGTTAGAGTTAGATACAAACTCATAATCATGATGCTGTAGCTTATCAATCTTAAATTTAGCAGTAGCTAAATCTCTAGCATCATTCATATACTCTTGTGCAAACTTATGTAACTGACCTACGTTTTCATAGTCTTTACGTATTTGATTTATTTTTTCTTTAGTAAAGTAAGACTTCCACAAAGGCTTACCATCTTCTAACACTCTATGAAATATAACATCCCAAGTATAAGATTCGTTTTTTTCCTGGGCTTCAAGATATCCATCGTATATAGCCTGCAATGCTGAATCGTAATGTACGATAGTGCCAATTAACCAAATGGATCCCTCGTTGCCCTTAGACTCCTCTAAAGATGGATAGACAGTTGACATCAACCATTCTTTAATCTCTCTTCTTCTATCTGGTGTTTTTGTATTTAACTCAGATTCAAAGTCATCAAGAATAATATTTGTATATCTAGTACCTAACTCAGATCGACCACGCAATCTTTGACTAGTACCTTTTGCTATAACTCTATCTCCACGACTAGTTGTTATTTCTTTTTCAGTCCACTTGTCTCCAACCATATCGCCAAAGTAATAATGCAAAGCACTATTAAATTCAATATGATTTTTAATATATTTTAAATGATCAACAGCTTGCCCTTGTTCTTCTGATACCCAAGCAGCAAATTCTTTTTTACCTTGTGGGTTAAAATATATTTTATGAAGCAATGCAGCTTTAGCCATAGTAGATTTAGAATGACCTCTAGGCAAAACAACACAAAGCTTTCTAAGGCTTCTATCAAGCAACTTATTACCAACCTCATAATGAAAAGGTGCTGGTGTACTTTTCATAAAATCTTCTGGAAGAAACAGTTGACCAAAAGCTATAAGATCTTTTGATACTAAATTAAGAACTCTTTCTTTTTCAGAAAGACCACTTGAGTTTATATTAAAATTATCTATTGTACCAGTCTCCACTTTCTATCACTCTAAATGAATTACTACGTTGCAACATCTCATCCCCAGCAACATATATCCAAACATTTTCTGTAGAACCATTATCCATTTCTACATCTGTTTTAACTCTTCTATACAAACCAGAACTAATACCTTCATACATATCGTACCTCATTAGCTCTTCAAATGTAACATCATGTACTTCAACAACTGTTCCTTTGCCTTTGTCATTTTGTATTACAGCTGGAAAGTTTTTATGTCCTGGATATACAAGAGATGATTTTTTTACCCTGCCAGTATTTTTAGAACCTCTTCTAAGTGTTCCATATACAGCAAGCTTTATATTTTTTTTATTACTCATTAACTTACTCCATGAACTGCTGGTAAACCAACAGAATCTATTTCTAAGTTATTATCATAAATAGTCATACAGCTCATACATTCAACATACATTTTATTTTGATCTAAGTTTTTTATTATGTAGGCAGTAGGAAATAGTTTATGTCCACATAGCACACAACGACTAGACTTCAACTTCTCTGTTAGCTTCTGCAAGTTTTTTAACTCCTCCTGATCCGATTGCATCTAATTGCTCCTTTGTAAATCCTTGAAAGACAGCAACTGACTCTGTTCTTTTATCTGTATCCATCATCCCACTGATTTGCATTAATGTTTTAATAGCTTGTATTTTATCTTTGTCCTGAGATTTACCATTATCTACTATATGTTTCATTTGCTCTAATAAGTAAAGAGGGGTAATATCAGCTTTTGTAAGAACTTTATCTATTTCTTCTCTAATCAATGTTTGTATCCTTTTTGCTTTCATTAGTACTTTGGCTTGACCTTCAGCATATCTTCTGTTATTAGTTGGATATGCTTTTAAAAAAGAGTCTACTACATTTTCACCCTTAGCAACCATTTGAGCAAAAAGAAACTCTCTGTGTGTTAATTCTTTTTTCTCAATAATATGATTCCAAGCTCTTTTATTAGCCAAGCCAAAAGAATAAAGATTTTCTCTTGGTTCTCCTTCAATCATAATATTGTCTTTGCAAAGGAATGTCCCTAGTGGTATTCTAATATACTCTTTAGTTAAATTAGATTTTTTTGAATTTTTAATCTTACCACGTTTTAAGACCTGACATACCTGACCATCGTCAGACACTATCCAGTCGCCTTCAACAGAACTTCTCCAATTATCAACAACATCAATATTAGGATTGTATTTTTTAAACTCTTCTATACTTTCGTATATAGGATGATCAACCTTATTAATCTTTCTACTTATCATCTATTATATAATATAACTTATTTTATTGTTTTTGTCAAGTAGCAGATCTATATGCTACATTTGTTTCTAATGTATTTGACTTACCTCTAATATGTGGAGAGTAGCAAGATGTACAATAGTAGACATCATATGCACTTGCACCAGTATAGTATTTCTTTTTATGCTTCTTAATAGAATCGCTACCACATACAGAACAAACATTCTTATCCATCATAACAGCTATGTTAGGATGGTTTTTAATGTAAGGTCTTAGTTTTAAATACATTTGTTCTAGCCCCATAATATCATGCTTATTATACTCTTCCATTTCTTTGAGAGCTTTTCTATCTCCATTCATGCAATCAACCCAAAGCTGAAAGTCTGTTTCTAGTTTTTGTTCTAGTCCTAAAAACTTTGTAATATAATCTTGCTTGTTAGAAGTTAGGGCAAATTCTTTTCTAGCTACTTTTAATGTATCTACTGTTTTGTATGGCATTGGGGGTACAAAACCATTGCTTAAAAATCTAGCTTTTAATTTTTTAAGATCAAACTTATCTCCATTGTGAGCAATAACAATATCTGCTTCGTTAAGAAGTTTCCAAACAGATTTTATTATTCGCTTGTCATTTCTTTCTTTTGCTTCTTTAGGAGTTAAAACATCGCTTAAGATCTTGTCATCGTATAGCCATTTAGCAGACCAGCTTAAAACATACCAGTCTATAGCTTTATTGTTATTATCTTTTATAATGTTTTGTGGATATACATATTGCTTGCCTATACTCCAAACCCACACAGCTATTGGTGTGGTCTCTATATCAAGAAAAAGTATCTTAGGTAGTTTTGCATCAAAAGCATCTGCTCTATCCATAGCAGCAGTATTGCCTTTAATAAACTGACCCTTTGCATTACGATTGCCATCTGCTTGCCAGCTCACTTGCCCCAAACCTTTTCTGCAACCAACTGAGCAATCACGCCATATATTGATAAGTCTCTAAATGCATCCATGTATGTTTCATCTGATACTGCATTCTTACCACTATTTTTAATTAAAATATTTTTTAATCTATTTACTTTGTCATTCATTCGAATAACCAAAGCAATAAGAGACAACATTCTGTCGCTTTCATTTTCAAGATCTCCACCAAGCGTGATGTTGCCACTTCCATAATCATATTGTTTTTTACAAAATAATTCATACTGTTCAGTTGTTATCTCTCCAAACCTTTCCATCATTTGAGGATACATTTCTTCTATCTTCTTACGAAAAATTTGATTAGTAATCTCTCTCATTTGATTCCTTTATAATGTTATTGCTGGTACTACAACTCTAGTAAAATAATTACACTCTGTGTCTATGGTGCATTCCTTTCCTTGTCTTTTAGAATCGATACGCATAATTAGTTTGCGATCAATAGAATACATATCACACCCTAGGCATCTACCATTATCCCAGTTAGCACAATGGGTGCGTGCATCTTGTTTTTTATATTTTTTCATACACTCAATATAATACAAAAAGAAAGTTTTGTCAAGTTTTATTTTTTTCTTGACAAATGCTATTAAAGTACTTATATTGTATATAGCTAAACTAGAGAAATAAATATATAATATATATATTATATATAATTATATAAAGAAAAATAAGTTATTAACATAACTTAGAAAAAGAAAAATATATGACCTATAAAAAAATTTTACCAAAAAATTTACAGAAATGGGTTTATAATATATCAGCACCCTATAAAATAAAAACTAAAGAAAGGTTAGAAAAAAACCAAAATGAAAAAAATACTCTCTGTGTTGTTACTGTTGATTGGTTGCAGTAACCCTCCAAAAACTAAATTCTATAATTATAAAGACCTGAATGGCGAACAACATATCTTTACTACAGATATATATAAATTAAAAGAAACAGATTATCATTATTGTTATGAGCATGAGACACTACATAAGTTAGAAGTAAAGGGATATGCACAAACTACTATGATGGTAGACTCTACTGGATCAAAACATTTTTACGAGCACATGCTGGATAACTCTAATAACTGGTGTTATGTCCATAATCGATATGAATATGTAGAAGCCTTAAAAACACTTCAAGAATAACATATCCATACTTATACTAGACAAAAGTAAAAAAACTCCATATAGCAGCAAATTTGGGACAAATAGAAGTATTCTAGTTTTATAGTCATACCTATATTCTATACATACACGCTACAGTTGTAAAAATTGTACTATTTTGTGTGTAGTTCTTTTTTGCGTGCCACCCCCCCCTGCCAGATTTGTTCAGATTATGTATAATAGGTTAGAAAAAATACAATTTGCATTTGTCATTTTTTTTTCTTAAATTGTACAGAGCCACGTACATTCTTATATATTTTATTGAGATTGAGTCTCATTATCACAGAAATAAGCCACTAAAAAAACACTTGCTTTTATCAAATATTCTTTTTAATTTATACAGAGCCACGAACAATTTTATATGGTTTTTTTTCGAACGTTCGGTCGAAATTTCGAATATTTTGCGACTGGCAGTCATTCAATAAAATACTTGCAATTCTCAAATATTATTTTTAATTTTCCCTATGAACAAACAA